TTAATCAAATATGCTCATAGCTTGATGTTTTTTATCAGTATATAAATGAGAGTACGTTTGAATTGTTTCTGTAATGTTAGAATGCCTCATTAATTCCATTAATAAATACATATCTACACCATTATTAATTAAATAGCTAGCGTACGAGTGTCTTAAATGGTGTATTTTTAGATTCGGGAATACAGATTTAAAATGATACGAATAAGTAACGTATCTAATAGGTTCTAAACCCCCGAATATAAAATAGTTTTCGTCAAAATATTTATATCTTTTAGAAGATTCATTATACATGTTTTTAAGCATCTCTCTAATTAAATTTGGTACAGGTATTATCCCTTTAGAGCTTTCTTTTTTTAGATTATATTCAATTTTTCTATTACTTAAATTGATTTTCTTATTTACGTCAATTTCGCCTTTTATTTTATCGTAATCTTTCCACTGCAAAGCTAAAGCTTCTCCTATTCTAAGACCAGAATAAAATAACAGTCTAGTTAGCTGACGAGAAGTATCATTTGTGATTTGTTCTACTTTTTCATCAAATTCTTCACGAGTGATAAATTTAGCTTGTGGTTTTGTTCTGGGAATAGGAGTTACCGATAATGTGGGGTCGTATAAGAGCTTGTAATGCTTTTTGGCGTAATTGATAACTGCTTTAAAACCTGCCCACACAGATCGTGCATAGTCAACAGAAAGACCTGCATCGTTTAACAAATAATTCCTGAAAGCAGTACATTGCGTAGTAGTGATTTTGCCAATAGGGATATTTCCGAACCTTTCTTTTATGTGAGTATTATATTCTGTAGTTCGCTTTTCTATTGAGCGTGCAGAAAGATTTTCATTTTTTAAACGATCAAAAAATATATATTCAAAGGGTTGATTGTCCGAGTATCCATATTTAACATTTTGTATAAATTCGCTTTCAGCTAGTTTGGCATCTTTCTTACGTTCAAACCCACGCTTCATTTTTCGTTTGTTATTACCGTATACATCTTTATATCTAATGGAAAAATACCATTTACCTGTATTACCATCCTTATATACTGGCATTTTACTTCTCCTTCCTCAAAATTGGCAAAAAATAATAAGGGTAGGCGGGCTACCCGTGAAAATTGTATAAAAAAAGAGAGAGCGCAGATGCACCCTCTCATGTCGCAAATATTTCAGCGACTTGTCTAATTTGAAGCTTGCCGCAAATATTTCAGCGGCTTGTTTTGTATATATGTAATATACCATCAAAGAGAGTGTAGTTCAAGCGATTTAACTAAGAAATCTAATTTTTATACTATTTTCAATTTTATCTACTGTTTCTTTTGAATATGATATTTCTCCGGCAGGGTCATACCTATTAATTTTCGATATTCTATCCTTGCTGATTGTAGTAATATTTAAAACGTTAGCATAGGTCTTTTTATACTTGAATCGCTCATATCTTTTGCGAACCTTCGAATATTTTTTGAAGTCGTCATTCAGCGATTTGTTTTCATCAAGTAATTTTTGATCGTATGGGTTTTCTGCTTTTGACACCTTTTCAAGATTGTTCATGATTTTTTTAGCTAAATCCTTACCCGTTACGTCCATTTTTTCCAATACTAAAGGTAACAAATCTTCTTCGATATGCACATTGAATTTACTTCTGGAAGATGTAAGTGGAACTACCGTTAATATTGGATTTTTATTTGAATCGTGATTATTAAGTACCATACAAAAATGGTTTCCAGAAAACTCTCTGCCAACATTAACACCTAACTTTACATAAATTATAGTGCCTTTTTTATATCTGGTGTAACTTTTGTTTTCTTTTAACAATCTAACTTCATCCAATAAAAACTCTGAATATTCAAGACACCATGAATTCATATATTTAAATTTGTAAATCTCGCTATTTTGAATCTTTTTAAAATTATTAACTGCTGTTTCTAAAGGTGCGTTCTCTTCCATCCCTCATCCTCCTCACGCCATATAGGCGTTTATTTCTTATATTCTTCTTCAACATACTTTTTTACTAAATATTCAAGAATAAGTTCGGTCATTAGATCGTTTTCTTCGTACTCTTTATGAAGTTACTTTATTCTTTGAATTAATTTAACTTATCGCCATCTATTTTTTGTGAAATAAATTCCAAGTATTTACGCGCATTATGTGACGATAAATCTTTAGGTAACTCATAAGTGAATGGTTGATTACCACTAGTTAAAACTTCATATACTATAGTTTCTTTTTTTATTTTGCAATTAGTTATTTTCATTATAAACTCCTTTTAAACACTGATGAAATAGACGTCTTTTATATTAAAGCGCCACATAGACGCTATTAATCAAAAATTCGATAGTTATAAATAACTTTGCCTATCACTTCGATTTCATCAATAGAATCTAAATCGTAAGAATTAGTTTTAAATTCATCTGAATAGCTTACTGGGTCTAAATGTAGTTTTGTTTCAGTACGTCTCACACGTTTAACTGTATATTCACCACCTAGACGCAATACAAGGATGTCGTTGCTGCTAAGTTTATGATCACAAGACTTTCTATAATCATGGACAATTATATAAGAACCGTTAGCGAGTATTTTATTCATGCTATCTCCGTTTATTTTTAGTGCTATACATTCGCTAGGTTTACGACCGTTAAAAGCAAATGGTGGAACTTTTAATTTTTCATTATCAATTGCAACTTCTTCGAAATTTCCAGCAGAAACTTTACCGAAATATGGAACCTCGATTTCGCTATCAAATTCGGGTAAAACAATTTCTTCAATTTCTCCTAAGAGATAACCTTTAGAAACGTTGAACAAACTTGAAATTTTTTCGACCATACCCATTCTAGGTTCAGTTCTTCCGCTTTCCCACATTCTTATAGTACCTTCGGAAACATCTAATTTTCTAGCCATCTCAACTTTAGACAATCTATTGTTCAATCTGATTTCTTTTATGGAATTTTTGAAAGCCATTTTGTTTTCCTTCCTTATATATAATGTTTTTTACACTTTTATTATACTATGAAAAATCGTAATTGCAACCCTTAAAATACGATTTACGAAAATAAAAATACGTAAAATTCTAAAATAATTACGAAAAACACTTGAAATCGTATTTAAATTACGATATACTTTAGTCAGAACTTAACAAGGAGGTTAAAAAATGAACTACATCAAACAAAGTCTGAAATTAGATGAATGGCGAAAACGAAAAGGTTATACCCAGTCGTCTTTTGCTGAAAAACTTGGCATTTCACCATCTACTTATAACATTTGGGAAAATAACCCAGAAATGATTAAACCTAGAGATGCTTTTAGAATTGCCAAAACATTAAATATCTCTATTGATGAGATTATTTTTTTAAAAGATGAATCGTATTTTAAATACGTTTTAGTCGAAGGGAAACAAATGTCTTAAAAGGAGGAATGAACGATGCAAGCATTACAAACATTTAATTTTAAAGAGCTACCAGTAAGAACAGTGGAAATTGAAAACGAACCTTATTTTGTAGGAAAAGATATTGCTGAGATTTTAGGGTATGCAAGGACAGACAATGCCATCAGAAATCATGTTGATAGCGAGGACAAGCTGATGCACCAATTTAGTGCATCAGGTCAAAACAGAAATATGATCATTATCAACGAATCAGGATTATACAGTTTAATCTTCGATGCTTCTAAACAAAGTAAAAACGAAAACATTAGAGAAACCGCTCGGAAATTCAAACGATGGGTAACATCAGATGTCCTACCAGCTATTCGAAAACACGGTATATACGCAACAGACAATGTAATTGAACAAACATTAAAAGATCCAGACTACATCATTACAGTGTTGACTGAGTATAAGAAAGAAAAAGAGCAAAACTTACTTTTACAACAAGAAATCGGAGAACTAAAACCCAAAGCAGACTATGTAGATGAAATCTTAAAGTCAACTGGCACATTAGCCACAACTCAAATCGCGGCAGACTACGGTATATCAGCACAAAAGTTAAACAAACTACTGCACGAAGCTAGACTACAACGAAAAGTAAATAAACAGTGGGTGCTTTACTCAGAACACATGGGCAAGAGTTACACAGATTCAGACACTATAACAATTGTGCGTTCTGATGGCAGAGAAGACACTGTTTTACAAACTAGATGGACACAAAAAGGCAGATTGAAAATACATGAAATCATGACTGAATTCGGTTATGAAGCTAATTTAGGGGGAGCGTAAATGACACCAGAACAAAAAGAAAAGCTAAACAATATAGTATTAACACTTTATGCAGTTAAAGAAAACAAAAGTCAAACATACACACACAAAGATACTCTTACTGTGACATATGCAGGCGAGATTGAGCACACTTACGAAGTCGACAGAGAGAAACACCTTGAATCAATGATTGAGTGGGCAATTGACCAAATCGAACAGCACTTTGATTTAGACGAAGAAGAATAACACACAATTGAACAAACATCTTAAAAGGAGGAACTACAAATGGAAGGATTGCAAAATCGTTTAAACAAAATTTTAGAAGCTATCAATGGCATGCCCAAATATGAATGGGACAGAATTGTGCAAGAAGTTGAAAGAGTGTACAGCCATAAGACCGTCAAGGTGGAGCTTGACAGTCATAGCTGTGAAGTAATTAAGAAATTACTTGGTTAAAACTTGGATGAAGCTTGGATGAATGAAGTAGTCAATGCCGTTGTATCCAATGTGCATTTGATTGTAATCGAACATTTTATGACCTACTTCTTTGTACCACAAATTAGCATCAGTATAACTATTATCGATTACTACATTCTCAGATTCTGACAGATTTACCCATTCACCAAGTAAACAAGCGTAAATATGTTTAGACATAAATATCACCTCCTTAGGTTGATAACAACATTATACACGAAAGGAGCATAAACAAATGAACACACTATACAAAACAACCCTCCTCATCACAATGGCAGTTGTGACTTGGAAGGTTTGGAAGATAATTATAAAAATGGTGTGAAACTATTTAAAATCTTTTCTTTTATTCTTTAAATCAAAAGCATTAGCAAGACACGAAGCGACATAGCATACAGCTATTACCGCAGTTGAAAAGAAGTAATTCACGTAATCATCATTAGCAGTCCTGACAAACATATTAACAGCAACACTTTTAGCAACAGTTAATGAAACATCGTGAACAAACGATGAGGAAGGAGCCAAAAAATATTGATTGATAGATTTATAGAATATCTTATCACTTTCTTTGGTATTTACGTCATCTATTGGATGGGCAGAATTGACGGTTTTACCAAGAACAGGGACATCGACAGTATCGACAAAAGACTTTCTCAAATGAGTGCTAACTTTGCGGACTTCATCATCCGGAAAGCTGTTAGAACTTATGAATTCATCAAGAATTTTTTCAGAAAATAAATTAGATTTGAACATTGGATGATTCTTAGTTACTTGATGCATATAGGAAGCCCAATCAGATAATTTAGATTGGTTAATTCTAATGCTATTCATAACATTATTAACGGTCGATTGAATTTCCAGAGCGTTCATAACATACGAATTATTCATAGTATTTGCGGCTTTAGCGTAAGCTTCGACAGGCAATTTAGATAAGATAGCTTGATTTTTCTTTATTAAATCTAACTGTCGTTGAGTGAGATTTATATTATTCATAATTACCACCTCCTTTCACTAGGAGATAACTAAATTATACACAACACAAAAAATAAAAAGGAGGAATAGATATGATAAAAAATAGTTTGCAAGCTAAAGAACTTGCGGTAATTTTATCTGTTTCTAAATCCAAAGCGGGACAAATAATAAGAGAACTGAATAAAGAACTTGAAGACGAAGGGTACATTGCGATACGAGGCAGAATACCCGTCCAATTAGCTAGGAAAAAATTCCCTTATCACGGCTTGTCAGACGAGAGAATAATGGAGGCGTTGAAAAAAGAAAATGAGTAAAACTTATAAAAGCTACCTATTAGCAGTATTGTGCTTCACAGTCTTAGCGATTGTACTTATGCCGTTTCTATACTTCACTACAGCATGGTCAATTGCGGGATTCGCAAGTATCGCAACATTCATATTCTATAAGGAATACTTTTATGAAGAATAAAAAACTGCTACTTGCGCCAACAAGTAACAGTATCAAGCACTTAAGAAATAAAATTCAAGTTAAATATAAAACGAAAAACGGAGGAAGTCAACCATGACTAAAAATTATAAAGACATGACGCAGGAAGAAATAAAAGACTTATTATCTGAAAAAACGGCAGAATTATATGAATTAGCGAAAGAAATTAAGGGAGAAAGTAAATTTGATATTTTGCTTTTCTCATCAATAGGAGTTATCGACGGAGATTATTTAGCAGGTTCAAGTTCTGTGATTGGTCATACTTTTGATCTTGCTTACTTATTGGATAGCACTAAGAGTTATAAAGATATTGTCAATGTTCTCCAAATGTGTAAATCACAAAAAATTCTCGGTATAGATGACGACAAGGAGGACTAAAACAATGTATTACAAAACGGGTGACGTATGTCGAAAAATATTTAATGTAGATGGCTTTGATTTTCAATTAAGAGTTAAGAAGCGAGCATATAGTGTCGAAATAGTCGTTTTAGATCATGAAGGAAATTCAATTGACGGGCTACTAGTTTCTGACGAGAACGATCTATACACAGCTTTAGATATTTTGAAACAAAGTATTTATGAATGGATTGAAAATAACACAGATGAACAGGACAGACTAATTAACTTAGTCATGAAATGGTAGGTATAAGCATGAGAGATACAGAAAGAAATATATTGAATATTTTTAAGACGTTATTCGACGAATATACTTTGTCAAACCAACGAGCATTATTGGAAATTGAACGTAATCATCACGGATACTTATCGATTAATTTCTTGCACTATCACGACAGTTACAAAACAAACAATAAGCTTGTGCAGATACATGAAATCAATCCAGACAGCCATGAACGAATAAAAAATTTAATTATCGAGGTGCTAAGAGGTCATCGGAAGATTAAAAAAGGAGCATGAGGAAAGATATGAAAATAAATAAGTTAACTATATCAAACTTTGCTGGAATCAAAGAAGAAAGCTTTAACTTTAACGGCAAAGATGCAAAAATATACGGCAATAATGCAACGGGTAAGACTACGACAGCAACCGCATTACAATGGCTGCTTTTCGATAAAGGTTTGGACGGATCAACCAAATCATTTAACCCTGTATCTTTAAACGAAAAAAACGAAGAAAATTATGAGTTAATTCCGACTGTTTTCGCAGAATTTGAAATCGACGGAAAAATTACGACTTTTAAAAAAGAGTCACATCCTAAATACACAATAAATCAAAAAACGAATCGCAAGGAATACTCACGAAGTCGAACGAAGAAACAATATATCAATGATGAATCAATAAAAGTAAAGGATTATAAAGCTCGTATTGATGAACTGATTGATGAAGATGTATTCAAGTTAATTACGAACCCTCAAGCATTTAACTTACTAGATTGGAAGAAGCGAAGAAGTTTGTTGTTTGAAATTGCTAAACCAATCAATGATGAGGATGTCATTAAAACAAATGATGATTTTAAAGAATTAAATAATATTCTTGGTGATCATGAAATTGAAACAAAGAAAAAAATTCTTACTGACAAGATAAAACAGATTAACAAAGACATCAAAGATATTCCGATACGTATTAATCAAACACAACAAAATAAGCAGGATGTACCAGAATTCGATAATGATAGATACGCAATTATCAAACAAGAAATTGAGCAACTTGAAAATGAGCGTATAGATATTCAAAACGGTAAGGAAGAAATTAATTTGCGTAATCAATTAGCTGATAAACAATCAGAATTGAAACGCATAGAAGACAATAACAGCGCAAGTAATGAGAACAAAATCCATGCTTTAACAAATGAATTACACGTTGAAAATGGAACGGTAGCAAACCTTAAAACGAGATTAAAGCAAAACAAACAACAAATCACGCATGAAGAAAATAGACGTAATCAATTATTAGAAAATCATAAAGGATTAAAAAGTGATTTAGAAAAAGCTAAAAATCAAAAATTTGAATATCTTGATGACAATGTATGTAGTTGTTGTGGTCAACAGTTACCAGCTGAACAAGTGAATGAGGCAAGAGAAAAAGCATTGCAGAAATTCAATGCTGGCAAATCGAAAGAATTAGAAACAATACAAACATCTATCAATCACATTATTTCAGAAGGCAAGAAAATAAAGCCAATCATCGAGAAGTTAGAGGATGACAATAATAATCTTCAAATTAAAATCAACGAAGCAGAAGAGCGTTCAGCAAGAATACAAAACAAAATTAATAAGTTGAAAACGACTCATGTTGACGTTACACAAACTGACGAATACAAAGCAGTAATGTTAGAGATAAATGAGATTAATCAAAAACGCTCAAACATCAGGAAAACCATTCAAGATAAAGTTTCAGGAATAGATGACAAAATAAGCGAACTTACTCAAGAAAAATCAGAAATTGAAGTGTCAAGATCAATCGAAAAATCAAATAAACATCTAGATGATGTTATTTCTGAATTAAGAAATGAAGAAGACAGATTATTGGATGAAAAAGAAAAGTATTCACATGACCTTTATATCTTAAAAGAATTTACAACAACAAAAGTCAAAATGCTTACTGAAAATATCAATAACGAATTTGATATTGCTGAATTTAAGTTATTCAATACCTTAGTTAACGGCGAATTAGAAGAAACATGTTCCACAACGGTTAACGGCGTCGAATACGACAGCGGTTTAAATAACGCCTCAAGAATTAATGTTGGCTTAGATATCATTAATACACTGTCAAAACATTTTAAAGTTACAGCGCCAATATTTATTGATAATGCTGAATCAGTAACAGAGCTTATCAAAACAGAATCACAACAAATTCAATTGATAGTAAATGAACAAGATAAAAAATTAAGAATGGAGACTATATAAAATGACTGAAAATAATAAATTACAAACTATTGAACAACAATTAGTACAAGAAAAGAACGTATCTGACAACGTATTAAACAAAGTGAGAGTTTTAGAGTCACAAGGCAATTTGGAATTGCCAAATGATTATTCACCAAGTAATGCCATGAAACAAGCATGGTTACAAATCAGCCAAGATAACAAATTAATGAGTTGTAACGATACAAGCAAAGCAAATGCCTTATTAGACATGGTAACGCAAGGTTTAAATCCAGCTAAAAATCAATGCTACTTTATTCCTTACGGCAACAAAATGCAGTTACAACGTAGCTATCACGGTAATGTAATGATGTTAAAACGTGATGCAGGTGCTCAAGATGTTGTTGCTCAAGTGATTTATAAAGGCGATACATTCAAGCAAGAAATGGGAGGAACAGGACGTATCAAAGCGATTAAACACGAACAAGACTTCTTTAACATCGACAAAGAAAACATTATCGGTGCGTACTGCACAATCGTATTTAATGATGGACGAGATAACTATATTGAAGTCATGACTATTGAACAAATTAAACAAGCATGGATGCAGTCATCAATGATTAAAGATGAAAAAGCATTACAAAATTCTAAAACACATAATAATTTCAAAGAAGAAATGGCTAAAAAAACAGTTATCAATAGAGCTGCTAAACGTTATATCAACACATCAACAGATAGCAATCTTTTCAAATACGCACAAGAATCCGAACAACGTCAACGCAAAGAAGTGTTGGACGCAGAAGTTGAAGAAAATGCAAATCAAGAACAATTGGACTTTGAACAACCAGTTCTCGAAGAAGCACAATACACAGAATTAGAAAATGATAAGCCTATTGATGTATCTGACTTTGAAGAAATAAAAGAACCTGCAACAGAAAAAGAAAGCGAAGAAGAGCCATTTTAATTGAAACAATAGCAACTGGTTCAAGTGGTAACTGCTACGTCTTAAATGATGGACGTACTACGTTACTACTTGAGGCAGGTATAAAATTTGAACGTGTTCAAAAGCATTTTAAATATAAAACAAGACATATAGCAGGGTGTCTTATCACACACGAACATGGTGATCATGCAAAGTACACAAAGCAGTTTGTCGACAATGGTGTAATCAGCTATATGACTGCTGGAACACAACAAGCTATGAATTTTGAAAGTCATCGCTTATGCACGATTAAGGCAAAGCAAGAGCTGCGAATAGGCACATGGTCAATTCTACCGTTTGACATCGAACATGATGCTAACGAGCCTGTGGCTTTCTTATTACAAAGTACATTAGGTTATAAGGTTCTGTATGTTACTGATACAAAGTATTTGAAATACAAATTTAACGGCATTACGCACATGATGTTAGAAGTTAATTATATCTATGAACAAATGCAGGAAAACATAAAAAACGGCAGTGTGCACAGCACATTAGCAAACCGAATTATGGAGTCTCATTTTAGCTTAGAACATGCTATCGGAATGTTAAAAGCAAATGATTTAACTAGACTCGAAGAAATACATTTAATTCATTTAAGTAGTCAAAATTCAAATGCAAAATACATTAAAAGTGAAATACAAAAAGTGACGGGCGCGCCCGTTTATGTTGGAGGTTTATAAATGCTAAACAGAACAATATTAGTTGGTCGTTTAACTAGAGACCCAGAATTAAGAACCACTCAAAGTGGTGTAAATGTAGCATCATTCACATTAGCAGTTAACCGCACATTTACGAATGCACAAGGAGAGCGCGAGGCAGACTTTATTAATATCATCGTATTTAAAAAACAAGCAGAGAACGTTAATAAATACCTATCTAAAGGATCGTTGACGGGCGTAGATGGTAGGTTACAAACGCGGAATTATGAAAATAAGGAAGGTCAACGTGTATATGTTACGGAAGTTATTGCTGATAGTATTCAATTTTTAGAACCGAAAAACTCAAATGACACTCAACAAGATTTATACCAACAACAAGTACAACAAACACGTGGACAATCGCAATATTCAAATAACAAACCAGTAAAAGATAATCCGTTTGCGAATGCAAATGGTCCGATTGAACTAAATGATGATGATTTACCATTCTAATTTAACCGGTTTGAAAGTGAGGTGTGTATATGACTGGTTGGATAAAACTTCATAGAAAACTATTAGATTCGCCTATTTTTCAGAACGAAAAGTTATTCAAAGTATTTGCATATTGTCTTATGAAGGCTAGTCATAAGGATCATACACAGCTTGTTGGCAGACGAGTTGTTGAATTAGAAAAAGGTCAATTTGTGTTCGGGAGAAAGCGAGCAAGCGAAGAGTTGCGTCTCAAAGAATCCACAGTAAGAGACTACATAAAGCTTTTAGAAAACCTTGGAACTATCGTCGTAAAGTCCGACAACAAATTTTCTGTTATAACCGTTGTCAATTGGGCGATTTATCAAAGTATGGAAGAAAATTCCGACAGCAAAAACGACAACAAATCAACAACAAATCAACAACAAATGGACAACAAATCAACAACAAATCAACAACAAATCAACACAAACAAGAATGTAAAGAATGGGGATAATGTAAAGAATGGTGAGAATGAGAAGAAGAAGGTAAGCGCCTTCGACTTCTTCCAAGATAACGGATTCGGTTTCATAACTCCTTACAATTTAGACGATTTAAATTATTATCTTGATTCATTTGAAAATGATTCAGATCAAATAGTTACCGCATCACTTAAAATCGCTAAAGACAGAAACAAAGTTACTTGGGGATATGCTAAAAGCATTTTGAATACATGGCTTAATGCAAACTTGAAATCTATCGAACAAGTACGTGCATTTGAAAAGCAACAAATTGAAAGCAAAAAGCAAACATACAAACCTCATGTTAAACAATCAAAAGAAAAAACGCCTAAATGGCTCACAGACGGCACGAGAGAAACGAAAACGGCGGAAGTAGATGAAAACCTTGAGAAAGACAGAGAAGCTTTTATTAAGCGTCTAAATAGCAAATGGGAGTGATTGAAAATGGATGCATTTGATAAATACTATCTATTTGATCATGACGGCAACAAAATGTTTTCAGTTACACCACATTTTAAAGATGGACGGCATTTAGTTGTTGGATTAAAACATACAAAATTCAATGGTCGACGTTGGTACTTAGATGATTATGAATTAAAAACACTTATTGATAATGAACAAATGGAGTTAGGACACCAAACAAGCTTATTTGAATATATATGAGGGATTACATGGAAATAGAAATTAAATTTAATGAAGTGTTTAATGCGCCGATGGGGTCGCCTCGTCCACGCTTTCGTAATACAGGTAGATATGCACACACATATATGCCTACAAAATATACAGAACATAAAAAATATTTACAAAATCAAATGCCAAAGCTAAATCTAGAAAATGCATTAAAAATTGAACTAGAGTTTTACTTTCCATTGCTTAAATCATGGTCGAAGAAAAAGAAAAACGAAATGGTTGGGCAGTATAAAGTGACTAAGCCGGATATCGACAACTTAATTAAAACGGTATTAGATGCTTGTAATGGCCATGTATGGAAAGACGATAACCAAATTACAGAAATAACTAGCTCAAAGCGTTATGGAATTGAGCCCAAAATAATCATACGAATAGAAGAAATATAAGAGGTGGATAAAATGGCGAGAAAAGCAAGGATTGTAACAATAAATGATAAACCTTATAGGTTCAGTAAATTTGAAATGGAATTAATAGAAAGTCACGGTATAACCGCTGGAATGGTTTCTAAGAGAGTAAAAGACGGTTGGGAACTACATGAAGCAATGGACGCACCAGAAGGTACGCGTTTAAGCGAGTACAGAGAAAAGAAAACAATAGAAAGACTGGAACAAGCTAGACTCGAACGCAAATTGGAAAGAAAGCGAAAGAGAGAGGCTGAGCTAAGAAGAAAGAAGCCACACTTGTTTAATGTACCTCAGAAACATCCAAGAGGACGTTATGCGTGCTACCTGATGGAAAACGACATATTCGTGAAAGTTAAGAAGTAGATCATGACAGATAACGCACGCAAAGAATACCTAAATCAATTCTTTGGATCTAAGAGATATCTGTATCAAGATAACGAACGAGTGGCACATATCCATGTAGCAAACGGCAATTATTACTTTCACGGGCATATCGTACCAGGTTGGCAAGGCGTAAAGAAGACGTTTGATACAGCCGAAGAGCTCGAAATATATATAAAGCAACATGGTTTGGAATATGAGGAACAGAAGCAACTAACTTTATTTTAAGGAGATGTAAAAATGAAAATCAAAGTTAAAAAAGAAATGAGACTAGATGAATTAATTAAGTGGGCGCGAGAAAATCCGGAGCTATCAAAAGGAAAAATTTTTCTTGCAAAAAGTTTTAGTAATGGATTCGTTCGTTTTCAACGAAATACAAATACGTGTTCGATATCAAGTTTTATTCCAATTGATACTCCTTTCATAGTTGAAGTTGAAGAGGAAATCACAGAAGATACAGTATTTGATAGGTTGTTTGAAGTGTACGAGCTTCAAGAGGGAGCCTGTATGTCAGCGTTACACACAAGTATTAGTATCAACGAACGTTTAGAGAACACGTTTTTCCCTACCAAAGCATTCTACATCTTGAACGACGGCCTAACTATGACATTAATTTGGAAAGATGGGAGATTGGTAGAATGATGTTGAAATTTAAAGCTTGGGATAAAGATAAAAAAGTTATGAGTATTATTGACGAAATCGATTTTAATAGTGGGTACATTTTGATTTCAACAGGTTATAAAAGTTTCAATGAAGTAAAACTATTACAATACACAGGATTTAAAGATGTGCACGGTGTGGAGATTTATGAAGGGGATATTGTTCAAGATTGTTATTCGAGAGAAGTAAGTTTTATCGAGTTTAAAGAAGGAGCCTTTTATATAACTTTTAGCAATGTAACTGAATTACTAAGTGAAAATGACGATATTATTGAAATTGTTGGAAATATTTTTGAAAATGAGATGCTATTGGAGGTTATGAGATGACGTTCACCTTATCAGATGAACAATATAAAAATCTTTGTACTAACTCTAACAAGTTATTAGATAAACTTCACAAAGCATTAAAAGATCGTGAAGAGTACAAGAAGCAACGATATGAGCTTATTGGGGTTATAGCGAAGTTACGAGATTGTAACAAAGAACTGGAGAAGAAAGCAAGCGCATGGGATAGGTATTGCAAGAGCGTTGAAAGAGATTTAATAAACAAATTCGGTAACGATGATGAAAGAGTTAAATTCGGAATGGAATTAAACAATAAAATTTTTATGGAGGATGACACAAATGAATAATCGCGAAAAAATCGAACAGTCCGTTATTAGTGCTAGTGCGTATAACGGTAATGACACAGAGGGATTACTAAAAGAGGTTGAAGACGTGTATAAGAAAGCGCAAGCGTTTGATGAAATACTTGAGGGTTTACCTAATGCTATGCAAGATGCACTCAAAGAAGATATTGAACTTGATGAAGCAGTAGGGATTATGACGGGTCAAGTTGTCTATAAATATGAGGAGGCACAGGAAAATGACTAACACATTAACAATTGATCAGTTACAAGAGTTATTACAAATACAAAAGGAGTTCGACGATAGAATACCAACGCTGAACTTACGAGATAGCAAAATAGCATATGTAGTTGAATTCTTTGAATGGTTTAATACATTGGAAACGTTCAAGAATTGGAAGAAGAAACCAGGTAAACCGTTAGACGTACAGCTAGACGAGTTAGCAGACATGTTAGCGTTTGGATTGAGTATTGCTAATCAACAAGCAGATAACATGGAAGAAATTTTGGGTTATTTAGATGACGGAGATTTTAACGACTATATAGAACGAGTTGAAATCGATTTTAACGATAGTGATGTAGTAGATGAATTTATGTCAACTATAGATGAAATGTATGAAAGTCCATATAGTAGCAACTTATTTTTACCGTTTGCATTAGCGAACAACTACTACACTATCGACCAACTCATTGACGCATACAAAAAGAAAATGAAAAGGAACCACGAAAGACAAGATGGAACAGCAGACGCAGGGAAAGGATACGTATAAAGACATATTAGATCGGGTCAAGGAGGTTTTGGGGAAGTGACACAATACTTAGTCACAACATTCAAAGATTCAACAGGACTACCACATGAACATATTACTGTGGCTAGAGATAATCAGACGTTTACAGTTGTTGAGGCAGAGAGTAAAGAAAAAGCAAAAGAGAAGTACGAAGTACAAGTTAAAAGAGATGCAGTTATTAAATTAGGTCAGTTGTTTGAAAATATAAGGGAGTGTGGGAAATGATTAAACAAATATTAAGACTATTATTCTTACTAGCGATGTATGAGCTAGGTAAGTATGTAACAGAGCAAGTATATATTATGATGACGGCTAATGATGATGTAGAGGCGCCGAGTGACTTCGCAAAGTTGAGCGATCAGTCTGATTTGATGAGGGCGGAGGTGACAGAGTAGATGATGTGGTTAGTCATAGCAATTATATTACTAGTCATCTTATTGTTTGGTGTGATGTTGCAACCTGAACAGTTAAAAGGCGATGTGAAAGTTAAAGAGCGGGAGATAGAGATATTAAGAAGTAGATTGAGACATTTTGAAGGTTAACGGGGGTTAAACAAATGAGTTTGAGAAAATCAACGCAAAGATATTTAGAAAGTGAATTAAGCAATTACAATTACTTCGATAAAGATATAGCGCGTGTAAGAGATGAAGTTTTAAACCCGTGGAGTCAACAAGATACTAATATCGGTGGAGATAGGGTTCAAAGTAATGTAAGTGTAACTGAAATAAAAGCTATTAGGGTTGTTAACGATAGAAGATTATCACAATTAGCTAGAATGAAGTCGGCTATAGAGGTTGTGTATAATCACAGTACTGTAGAGACTCAAAAACTTATGGAGCTTTATTATTTCAAAAAACCTAGAACATTAAATCTTACTGGGGTTGCTCAAGAAATTAACGTGAGTAAGTCGACTGCTTATGATATGAGAAAAGATATATTAACTCGATTAGCAGATGAATTAGGAATAATACATTAAGTTTGGAAAAAGTCTGGAAAAATAACGTCACTTTCGGTGTTAATATGATAGCGTAAGATATTGACTATCTTACTGCGTTTCCCTTATCGCAATTAGGAATAAAGGATCTATGTGGGTTGGCTGATTATAGCCAATCCCTTTTTTAATTTTAAAAAGCGTATAGCGCGAGAGTTGGTGGTAAATGAAATGAACGAAAAACAAAAGAGATTCGCAGATGAATATATAATGAATGGATGTAATGGTAAAAAAGCAGCAATTTCAGCAGGTTATAGTAAGAAAACAGCAGAGTCTTTAGCAAGTCGATTGTTAAGAAATGTTAATGTTTCGGAATATATTAAAGAACGATTAGAACAGATACAAGAAGAGCGTTTAATGAGTATTACAGAAGCTTTAGCGTTATCTGCTTCTATTGCTAGAGGAGAACCTCAAGAGGCTTACAGTAAGAAATATGACCATTTAAACGATGAAGTGGAAAAAGAGGTTACTTACACAATCACACCAACTTTTGAAGAGCGTCAGAGATCTATTGACCACATACTAAAAGTACATGGTGCGTATATCGATAAAAAAGAAATTACTCAGAAGAATATTGAGATTAATATTGGTGAGTACGATGACGAAAGTTAAATTAAATTTTAAGAAACCGTCTAATGTTTTCAACAGAAACATATTCGAAATACTAACCAATTATGATAACTTCACCGAAGTTCATTATGGTGGCGGTTCAAGTGGTAAGTCTCATGGGGTTATTCAAAAAGTTGTACTCAAAGCATTGAAAGACTGGAAATATCCTAGACGTATACTATGGCTTAGAAAAGTACAATCAACAATTAAAGATAGTTTGTTCGAAGATGTTAAAGATTGTTTAATCAACTTCGGTATTTGGGACATGTGCCTTTGGAATAAGACTGACAACAAAGTCGAGTTACCAAACGGCGCAGTCTTTTTGTTTAAAGGATTAGATAACCCAGAGAAAATAAAATCGATTAAAGGTATTTCAGACATAGTAATGGAAGAAGCTTCTGAATTTACACTAAATGATTACACGCAATTAACGTTGCGTTTGAGGGAGCGTAAACACGTGAATAAACAAATTTTCCTAATGTTTAACCCAGTATCTAAACTGAATTGGGTTTATAAGTATTTCTTTGAACATGGTGAACCGATGGAAAATGTCATGATTAGACAATCTAGTTATCGGGATAATAAGTTTCTTGATGAAATGACACGTCAAAACTTAGAGTTGTTAGCAAATCGTAATCCAGCATATTACAAAATTTATGCGTTAGGTGAATTTGCTACACTAGACAAATTAGTTTTCCCTAAGTATGAAAAACGTTTAATAAATAAAGATGAGTTAAGACATTTACCTTCTTATTTTGGATTGGACTTTGGCTACGTTAATGATCCTAGTGCTTTTATACATTCTAAAATAGATGTAAAGAAAAAGAAATTATACATCATTGAAGAGTATGTTAAACAAGGTATGCTGAATGATGAAATAGCTAATGTCATAAAGCAACTTGGTTATGCTAAAGAAGAAATTACAGCAGATAGTGCAGAACAAAAAAGTATAGCTGAATTAAGGAATCTAGGGCTTAAAAGAATTTTACCAACCAAAAAAGGGAAGGGCTCGGTTGTACAAGGATTACAATTCTTAATGCAATTTGAAATCATTGTTGATGAACGTTGTTTCAAGACTATTGAAGAGTTTGACAACTACACATGGCAAAAGGACAAAGATACAGGTGAATATACCAATGAACCAGTAGATACATACAATCATTGTATCGATTCGTTGCGTTACTCAGTGGAAAGATTCTACAGACCGGTTAGAAAACGCACAAATGTCAGTTCAAAAGTTGACACAATAAAATCTCTAGGATTATAGGAGGGAACAAATGTTAAAAGTAAACGAATTTGAAACTGATACAGATCTACAGGGAAACATAAATTACTTATTTAATGATGAAGCCAATGTTGTTTACACATATGACGGGACGGAATCCGATTTATTACAAAACGTTAATGAAGTAAGTAAATACATTGAACATCACATGGATTACCAACGACCTAGATTAAAAGTGTTAAGTGATTATTACGAAGGTAAAACTAAGAACTTAGTTGAGTTAACACGACGCAAAGAAGAGTACATGGCAGATAACCGTGTAGCGCATGATTACGCATCTTATATTAGCGATTTTATCAATGGCTATTTCTTGGGTAATCCAATTCAATACCAAGATGATGACAAAGATGTATTAAAAGCTATTGAGGCGTTCAATGATTTGAATGATGTTGAGTCACACAATAGATCTTTAGGATTAGATTTGTCAATTTATGGTAAAGCTTATGAGTTGATGATTAGAAATCAAGATGATGAAACGCGTTTATACAAGAGTGATGCGATGAGCACTTTTATCATATATGACAACACAGTTGAACGTAATAGTATCGCAGGCGTTAGATATTTAAGAACTAAACCAATAGATAAGACTGACGAAGATGAAGTGTTTACAGTTGATTTATTTACTTCTCACGGTGTTTATAGATATCTTACCAGTAGAACAAGTGGATTGAAGCTCACGCCACGTGAAAACAGTTTTGAATCTCACTCATTTGAACGCATGCCTATTACAGAATTTAGCAACAACGAAAGAAGAAAAGGAGATTATGAGAAAGTAATCACTTTAATTGATTTGTATGATAATGCTGAATCAGATACAGCTAACTATATGAGTGATTTAAATGACGCTATGTTACTTATTAAAGGTAATTTAAATTTAGATCCCGTAGAAGTTAGAAAACAAAAAGAAGCTAACGTGTTATTTTTAGAACCGACTGTTTATGCTGATAGTGAAGGTAGAGAAACAGAAGGCTCTGTTGACGGTGGTTATATTTATAAACAATACGATGTGCAAGGTACAGAAGCTTATAAAGACCGTTTAAACAGTGATATACACATGTTTACCAACACGCCTAACATGAAAGATGATAATTTTAGTGGTACTCAATCAGGTGAAGCAATGAAATACAAATTATTTGGATTAGAACAACGTACTAAAACTAAAGAAGGATTGTTTACTAAAGGGTTAAGACGTCGTGCTAAGTTGTTAGAGACAATACTTAAAAATACACGGTCGATTGACGTAAGCAAAGATTTTAATACTGTTAGATACGTATACAACAGAAACTTACCTAAGTCGTTAATTGAAGAATTAAAGGCTTATATTGATTCTGGTGGGAAGATTAGTCAAACAACTTTAATGTCTCTATTCTCTTTCTTCCAAGACCCTGAATTAGAAGTTAAGAAAATCGAAGAAGACGAGAAAGAATCTATTAAAAAAGCTCAAAAAAATATGTATCAAGACCCTAGAAACATCAATGACGATGAACAAGACGATAGCACAAAAGATTCTATCGATAAAAAGGAATGATTGTAATTGCCTAACAAAAACACTCAAGAATATTGGGAAGAACGCGGACGCAAAGCAATCGAGAATGAGTTGAAGCGGGATAAAAGTAAAGCTGAAGAAATAGAACGTATATTGAATATGATGATTAAGCGCATTGAAAAAGAAATCAATGCGTTTATTGTTAAGTACGGAGATTTTGCAGGCGTTACATTACAAGAAGCAAAAAAGATTATCGATGAGTTCGATGTAAAAGCATTTCAAGAAGAAGCAAAAAGATTGGTTGAAAACAAAGACTTTAGCGAAAGAGCAAACGAAGAATTAAAGAAGTATAACACTAAGATGTATGTATCTAGAGAACAGATGTTAAAGATTCAAATCGAATTCCTAATCGCTTATGCAACAGCTCAAACAGAATTATCGATGAGGCAATATTTCGAATCAACAGCTTATCGTGTGTTCAGTGATCAAGCAGGTATTTTAGGTGAAGGTGTACAAGTAGCTAAAGAAGTTATAGATACAATTATAGATACACAATTTCATGGTGTCGTTTGGTCAGAGCGATTATGGACTAATACCGAAGCAATGAAGCAAGAAATAGAAGAAATAATTGCCAATGTAGTTATTAGAGGTCGACATCCTAACGAATACGTTAAAGATATGCGTAAGCACCTAAATAAATTCGAAGGCACAGCACGACAAAAGACCGCAGCAATCAAATCATTGCTTTATACAGAATCAGCACGTGTTCACGCACAATCAAGTATTGACAGTATGAAAGAAATCTCTCCAGAAGGATATTATATGTATATTGCAAAAATCGATAATAGAACAACTAAAGTATGTAAAGGGCTTAATGGAGAAGTATTCAAAGTTAAAGACGCTAAAATTGGTGTTAATTTCTACCCTATGCATATCAATTGTCGTTCAGATTGCGCTTTATTACCTAAATCCATGTGGCCGAAAAAACAGAACAAGAAACGAAAAACAAAATACTTTGGAGGGAAAGTGAAAAGCGGTGATTGATTTGAAAGTGAAGGTTTTTAGAGGCAAAAAAGGTAAGTTAGCTTTGTATGACAGTGAATTAAAAATTTGGAGGATACTAATATGAGCAATACTGACAAATACCTTAGAGACATAGCAAGAGAGTTGAAAGGTATACGTAAAGAGTTACAAAAGCGGAATGAGATGATTGAAGATAACAATCAAAAATTAGAAGAAAGTTTGGGAAAACTTTTTACTGAATTAACAGGTAGTAATATGGAAATTAAACTTCAGTAGCTAGCACTTAATTGTGTTGGCTATTTTTTATGTCCAAACCATGCTTATGACAATAAAAGGTGCAAGTGTAATAGCCCGAACCATGTATGGCTTAAAACTAATCAAGAGTAAATAAACGAGGTGTAAAAACTATGGATATCCAAGAAAAGTTAAAACTCAAATTACAGTTTTTTGCTGAAGAATCAGATGGAGATAATGGAAAATCAAAAGATAATAACGATGATGAAGGCAAAGACAAACAAGACAAAAAGACTAATTCAGAAGAAGAAATCGAAAAAAGACTACAAGAAGAATATAACAAGCGTCTTAAAGAAGAATTAAGTCGTCGTATGAAGCAGAAAGAAAAAGAGAAACAAGAAGCTGTTGATGAAGCTAAACGATTAGCAAAAATGAACAAAGATCAAATCGCTGAATATGAACGCGAACAAATGGAAAAAGAGCTGGAGCAATTACGCTCAGAAAAACAATTAAATGAAATGCGTTCAGAAGCAAGGAAAATGTTAAGTGAAGCAGAAGTTGATTCATCAGATGAGGTTGTTAATTTAGTTGTAACAGATACTGCTGAACAAACTAAATTGAATGTTGAAGCTTTTTCTAATGCAGTAAAAAAAGCGGTTAATGAAGCGGTTAAGATTAACGCTAGACAATCGCCATTGACTGGTGGAGATTCATTTAATCACTCGACTAAAAATAAACCGCAAAACTTAGCTGAAATAGCTAGACAAAAAAGAATTATTAAAAATTAACGGAGGCATTTAAATGGAACAAACACAAAAATTAAAATTAAATTTGCAACATTTTGCAAGTAACAATGTTAAACCACAAGTATTTAACCCTGACAATGTAATGATGCACGAAAAGAAAGATGGCACGTTGTTAAACGACTTTACAACACCTATCTTACAAGAGGTTATGGAAAACTCTAAAATTATGCAATTAGGTAAGTACGAACCAATGGAAGGTACTGAGAAGAAGTTTACTTTTTGGGCTGATAAACCAGGTGCTTACTGGGTAGGTGAAGGTCAAAAAATCGAAACATCTAAAGCTACATGGGTTAATGCTACTATGAGAGCGTTTAAATTAGGGGTTATCTTACCTGTAACAAAAGAATTTTTGAATTACACTTATTCACAATTCTTTGAAGAAATGAAGCCTATGATTGCTGAAGCATTCTATAAAAAGTTTGACGAAGCAGGTATTTTGAATCAAGGTAACAATCCATTCGGTAAATCAATTGCACAATCAATTGAAAAAACTAATAAGGTTATTAAAGGTGACTTCACACAAGATAACATTATTGATTTAGAGGCATTACTTGAAGATGACGAATTAGAAGCAAATGCGTTTATCTCAAAAACACAAAACAGAAGCTTGTTACGTAAAATTGTAGATCCTGAAACGAAAGAACGTATTTATGACCGTAACAGTGATACGTTAGATGGTCTACCTGTGGTTAACCTTAAATCAAGCAACTTAAAACGTGGTGAGTTAATCACTGGTGATTTCGATAAGTTGATTTACGGTATCCCTCAATTAATTGAATACAAAATCGATGAAACTGCACAATTATCTACAGTCAAAAATGAAGATGGAACACCTGTAAACTTGTTTGAACAAGACATGGTGGCATTACGTGCAACTATGCATGTAGCATTGCATATCGCTGATGATAAAGCGTTTGCTAAGTTAGTTCCTGCTGATGCAAAACCATCTTCAAATCCAGGAGAAGTTTAATAAATAATTAGGAGTGGTAACATGCCCGAAATCATTGGAATTGTTAAAGTAGATTTTACAGATTTAGAAGATAACAGACATGTCTATATGAAAGGGCATGTCTACCCTCGAAAAGGTTATAATCCTACAGATGAACGTATCAAAGCTTTAGCTAGTGTTGAAAATAAACGCAACGAACAAATGATTTACATTGTAAATGACAAATTAACCAAAAAAGAACTTGTCGAAATAGCAAGTGTTGCTGGCTTACAAGTTGATGAAAAACAAACAAAAGCTGAAATTATCAATGCTTTTGAGTCACTAGAGTAGGTGGTTATATGACTACGCTAGCTGATGTAAAAAAACGTATTGGTCTTAAAGATGAAAAGCAAGATGAACAATTAGAGGAAATTATAAAAAGTTGTGAAAGCCAGTTGTTATCAATGTTACCTATTGAAGTTGAACAAATACCGGAAAGGTTTAGTTACATGATTAAAGAAGTTGCAGTTAAACGCTACAACAGGATTGGTGCTGAAGGTATGACGTCAGAAGCGGTTGATGGACGTAGCAACTCGTATGAATTGAATGATTTTAAGGAGTATGAAGATATTATTGATAATTACTTTAATGCTAGAACGAGAACTAAAAAAGGAAGGGCTGTGTTCTTTTGAGATATGAAGATAGAGTTATTTTTCAATTAGAACAAGTAGCAACTTACAATCCTAAAACTAGCAAAAAAGAAAACGCACTAATCACTTATGATGCGATACCATGCAATATTAACCCCATTTCTAGAGCAAGAAAGCAACTTGAATTTGGCGATGTAAAAAACGATGTAAGTGTCCTGAGGGTAAAAGAATCAATATCTTACCCTGTTAGCCACGTGTTGGTTAATGGCATTCGCTACAAGATAGTTGATACAAGGAAATACAGACACGAAACGTCATATTATATCGAAGAGGTCAATTGATGAATATAGATGGATTAGACGCACTGTTAAACCAATTTCACGATATGAAAACCAACATTGATGATGATGTAGATGATATTTTACAGGAAAACGCCAAAGAATATGTAGTACGAGCTAAATTGAAAGCTAGAGAAGTAATGAATAAGGGTTATTGGACTGGTAATTTATCACGCAATATCAGATATAAAAAAACTGGCGATTTGCAATACACTATCACATCGCATGCAGCTTATAGTGGTTTCTTAGAGTTTGGTACTCGATACATGGAGGCAGAACCTTTTATGTGGCCAGTATATGAGGTAATAAGAAAATTAACTGTAGAAGAATTGAAAACGTTGTTTGAATAGGAGATAAAAGCATGACACCGAACTTACAACTTTATAATAAAGCGTATGAAACGCTACAAGGATATGGATTCCCTGTTATTTCTCGTAAAGAGATGCAACAAGAGGTTCCGTATCCTTTTTTTGTAATAAAAATGCCGGAGTCAAACAGAAGTAAATACACGTTTGATAGTTATTCTGGTGACACGAATTTAGTTATTGATATTTGGAGTGTAAGTGATGATTTAGGACATCATGACGGACTTGTTAAAAGATGTATTGATGATTTAACACCTAGCGTTAAAACAAACGATTATGACTTTGAAGAAGATGATACTAACATCACACAGTTAGTTGATGATACTACCAATCAAGAATTGCTACACACATCAGTAACGATATCTTACAAAACATTTTAAAAAACGGAGGAATATTGAATGGCAAATATGAAAAATAGTAATGATCGTATTATTTTATTTAGAAAAGCTGGCGAAAAAGTAGATGCTACTAAAATGCTTTTTTTAACTGAATACGGCTTATCACATGAAGCTGATACAGATACAGAGGATACAATGGACGGTTCTTATAACACTGGTGGTTCTGTTGAGTCAACAATGTCTGGTACTGCTAAAATGTTTTATGGTGACGATTTTGCAGATGAAATTGAAGATGCAGTTGTAGATCGCGTATTGTATGAAGCTTGGGAAGTTGAAAGTAGAATACCAGGCAAAAATGGGGATGCCACTAAATTTAAAGCGAAATATTTCCAAGGTTTCCACAATAAATTTGAATTAAAAGCAGAAGCTAACGGTATTGATGAATATGAATATGAATATGGAGTGAATGGTCGTTTCCAACGTGGATTTGCAACACTACCTGAGGCTGTAACAAAGAAACTTAAGGCGACTGGATACAGATTCCACGACACTACAAAAGCAGATGCGTTAACTGGCGAAGATTTAACAGCAATTCCACAACCTAAAGTAGATTCACCACCGGTTGCACCAAGAGAGGTATAAAAATAGGGCGTTAAGCCCTTTTTATTTTGTTTAAATTAATCATGAATGGAGATTTTAAGTTATGAATGTAGAAATTAACGGAAAGTCATTAGAATTAAGTTTTGGTTTTAAATTTTTAAGAGAAATCGATAACCGATTAGGTTTAAAAGTTGAACAAGCTTCTATCGGTCAAGGTGTATCAATGTTGCCTGTAGGTTTAGAAAGTGGAAATCCGGTTGTGATTGGCGAAGTTTTAATCGCAGCTACATCTCACTTAAAAAAACAAGCAATTACTATTAATAACATTGATGAAGCATTAGATGAAATCGCAGAAAATATCGGACTAGAAGAATTCGGTTCGGATATTTTAACGGAGTTGGGAAAGCGACCTATGACCCGAAACCTAGTCGAAGTAGTGGAAGCGGAAGAGAAACCAGCGGAAGCGTAATAACTTACGACAGAATCGTTATAACTTGTATGTCAACACTTGGTATTACAGATTTGAACGTTATTGAGCAAATGACATTAACAGAATATAACTATCGAATGTATGCGAAAGAGTATGAAATGCTAACCCAAGAATTCGAACGTTACAAACTTGCGTTTGCTATTCGTGATGCTGCAGCTACTAAAAATGTTGGGACAGAAAATAAACCTAAAGAGGAATATGTTTTTAACAATGCAAACGACGTATTGCCTTATGAAGAAAATATCCAACGGCTTAACGAAGGTAAAGATATAAGATTTAGTAGCGAACGTGATGAATACGAACCACAAAATAATGAATTCTTTAAAGTTATAGCAGAATTTAATAAGCAATAGAAAGAGAGGTGTTAATGTGACGGAATATAAAATTAAAGCGACTATTGAAGCTAGTGTAGCCAAATTCAAAAGGCAAATTGATAGTGCGGTTAAGTCTGTGCAAAGATTTAAACGAGTAGCAGATCAAACTAAAGATGTTGAATTAAACGCTAACGATAAAAAATTACAAAAAACTATCAAGGTTGCTAAAAAGTCTTTAGATGCCTTTAGCAACAAAAATGTAAAAGCTAAATTAGATGCTAGTATACAAGACTTACAACAAAAGATATTAGAATCAAATTTTGAACTAGACAAACTTAACTCCAAAGAAGCTAGCCCTGAGGTTAAACTACAAAAACAAAAGTTAACTAAAGATATCGCTGAAACAGAAGCTAAGTTATCCGAACTGGAAAAGAAACGTGTCAATATTGACGTCAATGCTGATAACAGTAAATTTAATCGAGTGTTAAAAGTATCTAAAGCTAGTCTTGAAGCGTTAAATAGGTCTAAAGCAAAAGCTGTTATAGACGTGGACAATAGTGTTGCTAACTCTAAAATCAAACGTACTAAAGAAGAGCTTAAGAGTATTCCGAACAAAACTAGATCTCGACTTAATGTAGATATAGGGCTTTCTATACCAACAATCTATGCATTTAAAAAATCCTTAGACGCATTACCAAACAAAAAAACAACGAAGGTAGATGTCGATACTAATGGTTTAAAGAAAGCTTATACCTACATAATAAAAGCAAACGACAATTTCCAAAGACAGATGGGGAATTTAGCTAATATGTTCCGTGTGTTCGGCACTGTAGGTTCTAATATGGTTGGTGGATTATTAACTTCATCTTTTAGTATCTTAATACCTGTAATAGCGAGCGTAGTACCTGTAGTGTTCGCGCTATTAAACGCTATCAAAGTATTAACTGGTGGCGTACTTGCTTTAGGTGGTGCTGTAGCAATAGCGGGAGCTGGATTTGTAGCGTTTGGCGCAATGGCTATCAGCGCTATAAAAATGCTTAACGACGGAACTTTACAAGCTAGTTCAGCAACAAACGAATACAAAAAAGCTTTAGATGGCGTAAAGTCAGCATGGACTGATATTATAAAGCAAAATCAATCCGCTATCTTCACAACTCTTGCAAATGGTTTAAATACTGTTAAAACAGCAATGCAGAGCTTACAACCGTTTTTTAGTGGTATTTCAAGAGGAATGGAAGAGGCGTCTCAAAGTGTACTCAAATGGGCTCAAAATAGCGGTGTAGCATCAAGGTTCTTCAACATGATGAATACAACTGGTGTTTCGGTATTTAACAAGCTATTAAGTGCTGCAGGAGGTTTCGGTGACGGATTAGTCAATGTGTTCACACAATTAGCACCACTGTTTCAATGGTCGGCTGATTGGTTGGATAGATTAGGTCAATCATTCTCTAATTGGGCTAATAGTGCAGCTGGAGAAAATTCGATTACTCGTTTTATTGAATACACAAAAACAAATTTACCTATAATCGGCAACATTTTCAAAAATGTTTTCGTTGGAATTAACAATTTGATGAATGCATTCAGCGGATCATCAACTGGAATCTTCCAATCTCTTGAACAGATGACGGCTAAGTTTAGAGAATGGTCTGAACAAGTCGGACAATCTCAAGGTTTTAAAGATTTTGTCAGCTATATACAAACTAATGGACCACTAATAATGCAATTAATTGGGAACATTGCAAGAGGATTAGTTGCATTCGCAACAGCGATGGCTCCTATAGCTAGTGCAGTATTACGCGTTGCAGTAGCAATAACTGGTTGGATAGCTAACTTGTTTGAGGCGCATCCGGCTACAGCACAATTAGTTGGTGTCATTATAACTTTAGTTGGTGCATTTAGATTTTTAATACCGATTATTCTTGCTGTATCTAACTTTATGGGTGGCGGATTAATAGGTAGAATCATTGCATTAGTAAGTAAGTTCGGTTTATTAAGAGCGGGATTAACAATTTTAAAAGGTGCGTTCATGTTATTAAAAGGACCATTAAAAATTATATCAGTTATATTCCAATTGTTATTCGGTAAGATTGGATTAATTAGAAATGCTATCACAGGACTAGTAACTGTGTTTGGTATTTTAGGTGGTCCAATAACAATAGTTATTGGTGTAATCGCTGCATTAATAGCTATATTCGTTTTATTGTGGAATAAAAATGAAGGATTCAGAAACTTTATTATAAATGCTTGGAATGCGATAAAAACGTTTATGGTTACAGTTTGGAATGTGTTGAAAACTGTAGCTTCGGTTGTATGGAATGCTATTTTAAAAGCTATCACTACAGCAGTAACTAATGTATACAATTTTATAATGATTGTTTGGAATCAAATAGTCGCTTATTTACAAGGGTTATGGAATGGAATTATCGCTATTGCAACAACGGTGTGGAACCTTTTAGTTACAATCATCACAACTGTTTTCACGACGATAATGACAATAGTTATGACGATATGGACAGCTATTTGGACATTCTTAAGTACAATCTGGAACACGATAATTACAATCGCTACTACGATTTGGAATTTGTTAGTCACTGTAATAACTACAGTGTTTACCACAATTATGACTATCGCAATGACAATTTGGAACGCTATTTGGACGTTCTTACAAACGTTGTGGAACACTATAGTTACTGTGGCAACTAAGGTTTGGAACGCTATCACTACAGCTATATCTACTGCGTTACAAGCGGCATGGAGTTTTATTTCTAATATATGGAATACGATTTGGAGTTTCTTATCTGGTATATTAACGACAATTTGGAATAAAGTTGTAAGCATATTCACACAAGTTGTATCAACTATATCAGACAAAATGTCTCAAGCTTGGAACTTCATCGTGACTAAAGGTATGCAATGGGTATCTACTATAACAAGTACGCTAATTAACTTTGTTAATAGAGTTATTCAAGGATTCGTTAATGTTGTAAACAAAGTTAGTCAAGGTATGACAAATGCAGTAAATAAAATAAAAAGTTTTATAGGAGATTTTGTGTCTGCAGGTGCTGATATGATCCGTGGTTTAATTAGAGGTATTGGACAAATGGCTGGTCAATTAGTAGATGCAGCTAAAAATGTTGCTAAGAAAGCTTTAGATGCAGCTAAAAGTGCTTTGGGTATTCACTCACCTTCACGTGAATTCATGGATGTTGGTATGTATTCAATGCTAGGTTTCGTTAAAGGTATAGATAATCATTCAAGTAAAGTTATCCGTAATGTTTCTAATGTTGCAGATAAAGTAGTTGATGCATTTCAACCTACATTAAACGCACCTGACATTTCTAGTATTACAGGAAACTTAAGTAATTTAGGTGGAAATATAAATGCGCAAGTACAACACACACATTCTATTGAAACATCACCGAACATGAAAACTGTTAAAGTTGAATTCGATGTCAATAACGATGCGCTTACTAGTATTGTTAACGGCAGAAATGCTAAACGCAATTCTGAGTATTACTTATAAAGGAGGTTACAAATGGACATAGAATTAACAAAAAAAGATGGTACTGTAATCAAATTAAGTGAATACGGGTTTATCGTTAACGATATAGTAATTGATAGCATGCAAATCAACACAAAGTATCAAGACAAAGAAAATATGAACGGTCGTATATTAATGGGGAGCAATTATATCAGTAGAGATATAGTTGTTCCTTGTTTTTGTAAAGTTAAAAATCGTTCAGACATTGCTTATATGCGAGATATGTTGTATTCGTTAACGACAGACATAGAACCTATGTATTTACGAGAAATAAGAAGAAAAGAAGAGTTGAATTACAGGTTTACTCAACCAACTTCTGATGATTACGTGAAATTAGATAAAAACAACTTCCCGGATTATGAATATTCAAGACATGATCAACAAATTTTTGTAAATGGTAAACAGTATAAAGTTATTTTTAACGGAGTTATAAACCCTAAACAAAAAGGTAATAAAGTTTCTTTTGAACTAAAATTCGAAACTACAGAATTACCATACGGTGAAAGTATTGGAACAAGCCTAGAGTTAGAAGAAAACAAAAAGGTTGGATTGTGGTCGTTTGATTTTAATATTGATTGGCATGCAGGCGGAGACAAAAGAAAGTATACATTTGAAAATTTGAGCAAAGGTACAGTTTACTATCATGGTAGTGCTCCTAACGACCAATTCAACATGTATAAAAAGATAACAATTATTTTAGGCGAAGATACAGAATCGTTTGTATGGAATTTAACGCATGCTGAAATAATGAAAATCGAAGGGATCAAACTAAAAGCTGGAGACAGAATTGTTTATGATAGCTTCCGAGTTTATAAAAACGGTGTTGAAATAAGTACCGAAACGAATATAGCCCAACCAAAATTTAAATACGGAGCTAATAAATTTGAGTTTAATCAAACGATACAAAAAGTTCAGTTTGATTTGAAATTTTATTATAAGTAGGTGTCAGAATGACAATAACTATTAAACCACCTAAAGGTAATGGCGCACCTGTACCAGTAGAAACAACTTTAGTAAAAAAAGTTAATGCTGACGGTGTATTAACTTTTGATATTCTAGAAAATAAATATACTTATGAAGTTATTAACGCTATAGGGAAAAGATGGATTGTTAGTCATGTCGAAGGTGAAAACGACAAGAAAGAATATGTAATAACTGTCATTGATAGGAAATCAGAAGGCGACAGACAACTGGTTGAATGTACTGCTAGAGAGATTCCTATAGACAAGTTAATGATTGATAGGATTTATGTTAATGTAACAGGATCTTTTACAGTAGAAAGATATTTTAACATTGTGTTTCAAGGTACTGGAATGCTTTTTGAAGTCGAAGGTAAGGTTAAGTCTTCGAAGTTTGAAAATGGTGGTGAAGGCGACACAAGGTTAGAAATGTTTAAAAAGGGATTAGAACATTTCGGTTTAGAATATAAAATAACGTATGACAAAAAGAAAGACAGATATAAGTTTGTATTGACGCCTTTTGCAAATCAAAAAGCGTCTTATTTTATTTCTGACGAAGTCAACGCCAACGCTATAAAACTCGAGGAAGATGCAAGTGATTTCGCCACCTTCATTAGAGGATATGGTAATTATTCAGGAGAAGAAACATTCGAACACGCTGGGCTCGTAATGGAAGCTAGAAGTGCATTAGCTGAAATATACGGCGACATCCACGCAGAACCATTTAAAGATGGTAAAGTGACTGACCAAGAAACTATGGATAAAGAATTACAATCGAGATTGAAAAAGTCGTTAAAACAATCTTTGTCTTTGGACTTTTTGGTGTTAAGAGAATCATATCCAGAAGCAGACCCACAACCCGGAGACATAGTACAAATAAAATCTACCAAACTAGGTTTGAATGATTTAGTACGTATAGTACAAGTTAAAACGATTAGGGGTATAAACAATGTAATTGTTAAGCAAGATGTAACGCTTGGTGAGTTTAATCGAGAACAACGATACATGAAAAAAGTTAATACTGCAGCTAACTATGTTTCTGGATTAAATGATGTTAACCTTTCTAATCCTAGTAAAGCGGCAGAAAACTTGAAGTCTAAAGTAGCGTCAATAGCTAAATCAACACTCGATTTGATGAGTAGAACTGATTTGATTGAAGATAAACAACAGAAGGTAAGCTCTAAAACTGTGACTACATCTGACGGCACTATCGTTCATGATTTTATAGATAAATCAAACATTAAAGATGTAAAAACAATTGGAACGATTGGCGATTCTGTAGCTAGAGGATCACATGCGAAAGCAAATTTCACTGAAATGTTAGGCAATAAATTAAAAGCCAAAACAACAAACCTTGCAAGAGGTGGCGCTACAATGGCAACAGTTCCAATAGGTAAAGAAGCGGTAGAAAACAGCATTTATAGACAAGCAGAGCAAATAAGAGGAGACCTAATCATATTACAAGGTACAGATGATGACTGGTTACATGGTTATTGGGCAGGCGTACCGATAGGCACTGATAAAACGGATACTAAAACGTTTTATGGTGCCTTTTGTTCTGCAATTGAAGTTATTCGGAAAAATAATCCAACTTCAAAAATACTTGTAATGACAGCTACTAGACAATGTCCTATGAGTGGCACAACGATACGTCGTAAAGATACTGATAAAAACAAATTAGGGTTAACGTTAGAGGATTATGTCAACGCTCAGATATTGGCTTGTAGTGAATTGGATGTACCAGTATATGATTCCTATCATACAGATTATTTTAAGCCATATAATCCAGCGTTCAGAAAATCAAGTATGCCAGACGGATTGCATCCGAACGAGAGGGGTCATGAAGTTATTATGTACGAACTTATTAAAAATTATTACCAGTTTTACGGATAGAAAAGGAGGAAGACATGGATAACAAATTAATTACAGACTTAAGTAGAGTTTTCGATTACAGATATGTAGATGAAAATGAGTATAATTTCAAGCTTATTTCAGACATGCTGACTGATTTTAATTTCTCTCTTGAATACCATAGAAATAAAGAGGTATTTGCACATAATGGAGAGCAAATAAAGTATGAGCATTTAAATGTCACAAGTAGCGTCTCTGATTTTTTAACGTATCTAAACGGCCGTTTCAGCAATATGGTACTAGGTCATAACGGCGACGGTATCAACGAAGTAAAAGACGCGCGTGTTGATAATACTGGTTATGATCATAAGACATTGCAAGATCGTTTGTATCATGATTATTCAACACTAGATGCTTTCACTAAAAAGGTTGAGAAAGCTGTAGATGAAAACTATAAAGAATATCGAGCTACAGAATACCGATTCGAACCAAAAGAGCAAGAACCGGAATTCATCACAGATTTATCGCCATATACTAACGCAGTAATGCAATCATTTTGGGTAGACCCTAGAACGAAAATTATTTATATGACGCAAGCTCGTCCAGGTAATCATTACATGTTATCTAGATTGAAGCCCAACGGACAATTTATTGATAGATTGCTTGTTAAAAACGGCGGTCACGGTACACACAATGCGTATAGATACATTGATGGAGAATTATGGATTTATTCAGCTGTATTGGACAGTAACAAAAACAACAAGTTTGTACGTTTCCAATATAGAACTGGAGAAATAACTTATGGTAATGAAATGCAAGATGTCATGCCGAATATATTTAACGACAGATATACGTCAGCGATTTATAATCCTATAGAAAATTTAATGATTTTCAGACGTGAATATAAAGCTTCTGAAAGACAAGCTAAGAATTCATTGAATTTCATTGAAGTAAGAAGTGCTGACGATATTGATAAAGGTATAGACAAAGTATTGTATCAAATGGATATACCTATGGAATACACTTCAGATACACAACCTATGCAAGGTATCACTTATGATGCAGGTATCTTATATTGGTATACAGGTGATTCGAATACAGCCAACCCTAACTACTTACAAGGTTTCGATATAAAAACAAAAGAATTGTTATTTAAACGACGTATCGATATAGGCGGTGTGAATAACAACTTTAAAGGAGATTTCCAAGAGGCTGAGGGTCTAGATATGTATTACGATCTAGAAACAGGACGTAAAGCACTTTTAATCGGGGTAACTATTGGACCAGGTAACAACAGACATCACTCAATTTATTCTATCGGCCAAAGAGGTGTTAACCAATTCTTGAAAAACATCGCGCCTCAAGTATCAATGACTGATTCAGGCGGACGTGTTAAACCGTTACCAATACAGAACCCAGCATATCTAAGTGATATTACGGAAGTTGGTCATTACTATATCTATACGCAAGACACACAAAATGCGTTAGATTTCCCGTTACCGAAAGCGTTTAGAGATGCAGGTTGGTTCTTTGATGTACTGCCTGGACACTATAATGGTGCTCTAAGACAAGTACTTACCAGAAACAGCACAGGTAGAAATATGCTTAAATTTGAACGTGTCATTGACATTTTCAATAAGAAAAACAACGGAGCATGGAATTTCTGTCCGCAAAACGCCGGTTATTGGGAACATATCCCTAAGAGTATTACAAAATTATCAGATTTAAAAATCGTTGGTTTAGATTTCTATATCACTACTGAAGAATCAAAACGATTTACTGATTTTCCTAAAGACTTTAAAGGTATTGCAGGTTGGATATTAGAAGTAAAATCGAATACACCAGGTAACACAACACAAGTATTAAGACGTAATAACTTCCCGTCTGCACATCAATTTTTAGTTAGAAACTTTGGTACTGGTGGCGTTGGTAAATGGAGTTTATTCGAGGGAAAGGTGGTTGAATAATGGTAGTAGATAATTTTTCGAAAGACGATAACTTAATCGAGTTACAAACAACATCACAATATAATCCAATTATTGACACAAACATCAGTTTCTATGAATCAGATAGAGGAACTGGTGTTTTAAATTTTGCAGTAACTAAGAATAACAGACCGTTATCTATAAGTTCTGAACATGTTAAAACATCTATCGTGTTAAAAACCGATGACTATAACGTAGATAGAGGCGCTTATATTTCAGACGAATTAACGATAGTAGACGCAATTAATGGGCGTTTGCAGTATGTGATACCGAATGAATTTTTAAAACATTCAGGCAAGGTGCATGCTCAGGCATTCTTTACACAAAACGGGAGTAATAATGTTGTTGTTGAACGTCAATTTAGCTTCAATATTGAAAATGATTTAGTTAGTGGGTTTGATGGCATAACAAAGCTTGTTTATATCAAATCTATTCAAGATACTATCGAAGCTGTCGGTAAAGACTTTAACCAATTAAAGCAAAATATGGCTGATACACAAACGTTAATAGCAAAAGTGAATGATAGTGCGACAAAAGGCATTCAACAAATCGAAATCAAGCAAAACGAAGCTATACAAGCTATTACTGCGACTCAAACTAGTGCAACACAAGCTGTTACAGCTGAATTCAATAAAATAGTTGAAAAGGAGCAAACGATATTTGCGCGTGTCAATGAAGTTGAGCAACAAATCAATGGTGCTGACCTTGTCAAAGGCAACTCGACAGTCAATTGGCAAAAGTCTAAGATTACTGATGATTATGGCAAAGCGATTGAATCGTCTGAGCAGTCCATAGATAGCGTTTTAAGCACAGTTAACACATCTAGGATTATTCATATTACTAACGCAACAGATGCGCCAGAAAAGACGGATATAGGCACGTTAGAGAAGCCTGGACAAGATGGTGTTGATGACGGTTCTTCGTTCGATGAATCAACTTATACATCAAGCAAATCTGGTGTGTTAGTTGTTTATGTTGTTGATAATAATACTGCTCGTGCAACATGGTACCCAGATGATTCAAACGATGAGTACACAAAATACAAAATCTACGGCACGTGGTACCCGTTTTATAAAAAGAATGATGGAAACTTAACTAAGCAATTTGTTGAAGAAATATCTAACAACGCTTTAAATCAAGCTAAACAGTATGTAGATGGTAAGTTTCAAAGTACAAGTTGGCAACAACATAAATTAACAGAACATAACGGTCAATCAATCCAAAAGAACTTATATAACGCCAAAGGTAATTTAGAAGCATTGGGCGCTGGGAATTATTACGTAACAAGTGTACCTGATTTACCAGGTATTGTTGAAAGTTACGAAGGCTACTTATCAGTATTTGTTAAAGATGATGCAAATAAGTTATTCAACTTCACACCTTCAAACTCTAAAAAAGTTTATACACGATCAATCACCAATGGTCGATTAGATTCACAATGGGCTGCACCTAACGAACATAAAACAGCCGTGTTATTCGACGGTGCTGCAAACGGTGTAGGAACAAGGATTAATTTAACCGAAGCTTATACAAATTATGCAATTCTATTCATAAGCGGTACTTATCCAGGTGGTGTTATTGAAGCATTCAGTTTAACCTCTATACCAAATGCGATTCAATTAAGTAAAACAAATGTAGTTGACTCAGACGGTAACGGTGGTGGTAGTTATGAATGCTTAATAACTAAAGAAAGTGGTACGACGTTAAAAATCGATAACGATGTGTACCTTGATTTAGGCAGTAAAACAGGTTCTGGTGCTAATGCAAACAGAGTTACGATAAATAAAATTGTGGGGTGGAAATAATGAAAATCACAGTAAACGATAAAAACGAAGTTATCGGATACGTTAATACTGGCGGATTACGCAATAGTTTAGATGTAGATGATAACAATGTGCCTATTAAATTTAAAGAAGAGTTCGAACCTAGAAAGTTTGTTTTCACTAACGGCGAAATTAAATACAATAGCAATTTCGAAAAAGAAGACGTACCGAATGCATCAAAACAACAAAGTGAATCAGATTTGAGTGATGAAGAACTTCGCGGAATGGTTGCAAGTATGCAAATGCAGATGACGCAAGTGAACATGTTGACAATGCAATTGACGCAACAAAACGCTATGTTAACACAACAGTTGACCGAACTGAAAACTAACAAAACAAATACTGAGGGGGACGTTTAAATGATGAAGATGATTTATCCAACTTTTAAAGACATTAAAACTTTTTATGTGTGGGGTTGCTATAAAAATGAGCAAATTAAGTGGTACGTAGACATGGGTGTAATCGACAAAGAAGAATATGCATTGATCACTGGAGAAAAATATCCAGAAACAAAAGATGAAAAGTCACAGGTGTAATGCTTGTGGCTTTTTAATTTAACAAAAAGTAGGTGGCGTAATGTTTGGTTTTACCAAACGACATGAACAAGATTGGCGTTTAACGCGATTAGAAGAAAATGATAAGACTATGTTTGAAAAATTCGACAGAATAGAAGATAGTCTTAGAGCGCAAGAAAAGATTTATGACAAATTAGATAGAAATTTTGAAGAATTAAAGCGCGACAAGGTAGAAGATGAAAAGAATAAAGAAAAGAATGCCAAGAATATTAGAGACATAAAAATGTGGATTCTCGGTTTGGTAGGGACTATCTTCAGTACGATCGTCATAGCTTTACTAAGAACTATTTTTGGTATTTAAAGGAGGTGATTACCATGCTTAAAGGGATTTTAGGATATAGCTTCTGGGCGTGCTTCTGGTTTGGTAAATGTAAATAACAGTTAAGAGTCAGTGCTTCGGCACTGGCTTTTTATTTTGATTGAAATGAGGTGCATACATGGGATTACCTAATCCAAAGACTAGAAAGCCTACAGCTAGTGAAGTGGTTGAATGGGCGTTATATATCGCTAAAAACAAAATAGCTATTGATGTACCTGGTTCTGGAATGGGAGCACAATGCTGGGATTTACCTAATTATTTACTCGATAAATATTGGGGGTTTAGAACATGGGGAAATGCTGATGCTATGGCTCAAAAATCCAATTATAGAGGTAGAGATTTCAAGATAATTAGAAATACAAAAGATTTTGTACCACAACCAGGCGACTGGGGTGTTTGGACTGGTGGTTGGGCAGGACATGTAAACATTGTAGTGGGACCATGCACAAAAGACTATTGGTATGGCGTAGATCAAAACTGGTATACAAATAACGCAACAGGAAGTCCGCCATATAAAATTAAGCACTCTTATCATGATGGACCAGGTGGAGGGGTTAAATATTTTGTTAGACCACCATATCATCCGGAGAAATCTACGCCGGCACCTAAACCCGAAGATGATAGTGATGATAACGAAAAAAATAATAAAAAAGTTCCAATTTGGAAAGATGTAACAACTATAAAGTACACAATTTCTAGCCAAGAAGTTAATTATCCGGAATATATTTATCACTTTATAGTAGAGGGTAATCGACGACTCGAAAAACCTAAAGGGATAATGATTAGAAATGCTCAAACAATGAGTTCAGTAGAAAATTTATATAACAGTAGGAAGAAATACAAACAAGATGTGGAATATCCCCACTTTTATGTTGATAGACATAATATTTGGGCACCTAGAAGAGCTGTATTTGAAGTTCCTAATGAACCTGATTATATAGTTATAGACGTATGTGAAGATTATAGTGCGAGTAAAAATGAATTTATTTTTAATGAGATTCACGCAATGGTTGTAGCTGTAGATATGATGGCCAAATATGAGATACCTCTAAGTATTGAAAATTTAAAAGTAGACGACAGCATTTGGCGTTCTATGTTGGAACATGTTAATTGGAATATGATTGACAACGGTGTTGCCCCTAAAGATAAATACGAAGCATTAGAAAAGGCATTACTTAATATATTTAAAAACAGAGAAAAATTATTAAATTCTATAACTAAACCAACAGTAACAAAATCTAGAATAAAAGTTATGGTAGATAATAAAAACGCTGATATAGCGAATGTAAGAGACTCATCACCAACAGCTAACAATGGCTCGGCATCTAAACAACCGCAGATTATAACTGAAACGAGCCCTTATACATTCAAACAAGCACTGGATAAACAAATGGCAAGAGGTAACCCGAAAAAATCTAATGCTTGGGGCTGGGCTAACGCTACACGAGCTCAAACGGGCTCGGCAATGAATGTTAAACGAATATGGGAAAGTAACACGCAGTGCTACCAAATGCTTAATTTAGGCAAGTATCAAGGCGTTTCAGTTAGTTCGCTTAATAAGATACTTAAAGGTAAGGGGACATTGAATAATCAAGGTAAAGCGTTCGCAGAAGCTTGTAAAAAGCACAACATTAATGAAATTTATTTAATCGCGCATGCTTTCTTAGAAAGTGGATATGGAACAAGTAACTTCGCTAACGGAAAAGATGGAGTATACAACTACTTCGGCATTGGCGCTTACGACAACAATCCTAACTACGCAATGACGTTTGCTAGGAATAAAGGTTGGACAACTCCAGCAAAAGCAATCATGGGCGGTGCTAGCTTCGTAAGAAAAGATTACATCAACAAAGGACAAAACACATTGTATCGAATTAGATGGAATCCTAAGAATCCAGCTACCCACCAATACGCTACTGCTATAGAGTGGTGCCAACATCAAGCTAGTACAATCGCTAAGCTATATAAACAAATCGGGTTAAAAGGTGTCTACTTCACAAGGGATAAATATAAATAAAGAGGTGTATAAATGTACAAAATAAAAGATGTTGAAACGAGAATAAAAAATGATGGTGTTGACTTAGGTGACATTGGCTGTCGATTTTACACTGAAGATGAAAATACAGCATCTATAAGAATAGGTATCAATGACAAACAAGGTCGTATCGATCTAAAAGCACACGGCTTAACACCTAGATTACATTTGTTTATGGAAGATGGCTCTATATTCAAAAATGAGCCCCTTATTATCGATGATGTTGTAAAAGGATTCATTACCTACAAGATACCTAAAAAGGTTATCAAACACGCTGGTTATGTTCGCTGTAAGCTGTTTTTAGAGAAAGAAGAAGAAAAAATACATGTCGCGAACTTTTCTTTCAATATCGTTGATAGTGGTATTGAATCTGCTGTAGCAAAAGAAATCGATGTTAAATTGGTAGATGATGCTATTACGAGAATCTTAAAAGATAACGCGACAGATTTATTGAACAAAGACTTTAAAGAGAAAATAGATAAAGATGTCATTTCTTACATCGAAAAGAATGAAAGTAGATTTAAAGGTGCGAAAGGTGATAAAGGCGAACCGGGACAACCTGGTGCAAAAGGTGAAGCAGGTAAAAAAGGAGAACAAGGCGCACCCGGTAAAAACGGTACTGTAGTATCAATCAATCCTGACACTAAAATGTGGCAAATTGACGGTAAAGATACAGATATCAAAGCAGAACCTGAGTTATTGGATAAAATCAATATCGCAAATGTTGAAGGGTTAGAAGATAAATTGCAAGAAGTTAAAAAAATCCAAGATACAACTCTCAACGACTCTAAAACGTATACGGATTCAAAAATTGCTGAACTAGTTGATAGCGCGCCTGAATCTATGAACACATTAAGAGAATTAGCAGAAGCAATACAAAACAACTCTATTTCAGAAAGTGTATTGCAACAGATTGGCTCAAAAGTTAGTGCAGAAGATTTTGAGGAATTCAAACAAACACTAAATGATTTATACGCTCCAAAAAATCATAATCATGACGAGCGGTATGTTTTGTCATCTCAAGCTTTTACTAAACAACAAGCGGATAATTTATATCAACTAAAAAGCGCATCTCAACCGACGGTTAAAATTTGGACAGGAACAGAAAATGAATATAACTATATATATCAAAAAGACCCTAATACACTTTACTTAATTAAGGGGTGATTTTTATGGAAGGTAATTTTAAAAATGTAAAGAAACTTATTTACGAAGGCGAAGAATATACAAAAGTATATGCTGGAAATATCCAAGTATGGAAAAAGCCTTCATATTTTGTAATAAAACCCTTACCTAAAAATAAATATCCGGATAGCATAGAAGAATCAACAGCAAAATGGACAATAAATGGAGTTGAACCTAATAAAAGTTATCAGGTGACAATAGAAAATGTACGTAGCGGTATAATGAGGATTTCGCAAACTAATTTAGGTTCAAGTGAATTAGGAATATCAGGAGTCAATAGCGGAGTTGCAAGTAAAAATATCAACTTTAGTAATCCTTCAGGGACGTTGTATGTCACTATAAGTGATGTTTATTCAGGATCTCCGACATTGACCATTGAATAATTTTAAACGACTAATTTTTAGTCGTTTTTTTATTTTGGATAAAAGGAGCAAACAAATGGATATTAACTGGAAATTGAGATTCAAAAACAAAGCAGTACTAACTAGTTTAGTTGGAGCATTGTTGCTATTTATCAAGCAAGTCACGGATTTATTCGGATTAGATTTATCTACTCAATTAAATCAAGCTAGCGCAATTATAGGCGCTATCCTCACGTTACTTACAGGTATTGGCGTTATTACTGACCCAACGTCAAAAGGCGTCTCAGATTCATCTATAGCACAGACATATCAAGCGCCTAGAGATAGCAATAAAGAAGAACAACAAGTTACGTGGAAATCATCACAAGACAGCAGTTTAACGCCGGAATTAAGCACGAAAGCACCAAAAGAATATGATACATCACAACCTTTCACAGACGCCTCTAACGATGTTGGCTTTGATGTGAATGAGTATCATCATGGAGGTGGCGACAATGCAAGCAAAATTAACTAAAAAAGATTTTATAGAGTGGTTGAAAACTTCTGAGGGAAAACAATTCAATGTGGACTTATGGTATGGATTTCAATGCTTTGACTATGCCAATGCAGGTTGGCAAGTCTTATTTGGCTACAACTTAAAAGGTGTAGGTGCCAAAGACATCCCAAGTGCTAATGATTTTAACGGACTAGCTACTGTATACCAAAATACACCAGACTTCTTAGCGCAACCTGGCGACATGGTTGTATTCGGTAGTAATTATGGTGCAGGATACGGTCATGTTGCATGGGTAATTGAAGCAACTTTAGATTATATCATTGTATATGAGCAGAATTGGCTCGGCGGTGGCTGGACAGACGGTGTACAACAACCTGGCTCTGGTTGGGAAAAAGTTACAAGACGCCAACACGCTTACGACTTCCCTATGTGGTTTATCCGTCCTAACTTCAAAAGCGAAACAGCTCCACGATCAGTACAATCTCCTACGCAAGCATCTAAAAAGGAAACGGCTAAGCCACAACCTAAAGCGGTAGAACTTAAAATCATCAAAGATGTGGTTAAAGGTTATGACCTACCTAAGCGTGGTAGTAACCCTAAGTTTATAGTTATTCACAACGACGCAGGAAGCAAAGGAGCAACAGCAGAAGCATATCGTAATGGATTAGTTAACGCGCCATTATCGAGACTAGAGGCAGGTATTGCGCATAGTTACGTATCAGGTAACACAGTTTGGCAAGCCTTAGATGAATCTCAAGTAGGTTGGCATACAGCGAATCAAATAGGTAATAAATATGGTTACGGTATTGAAGTGTGTCAATCAATGGGAGCAGATAATGCGACGTTTTTAAAAAGTGAACAGGCGACTTTCCAAGAATGTGCTAGATTGTTGAAAAAATGGGGATTACCAGCAAACCGTAACACAATCCGATTACACAACGAATTCACTTCAACATCATGCCCACACAGAAGCTCAGTATTGCACACTGGTTTTGATCCAGTAACTCGCGGTCTATTGCCAGAAGACAAGCGGTTGCAACTTAAAGACTACTTTATCAAGCAGATTAGGGCGTACATGGATGGTAAAATACCGGTTGCCACTGTCTCTAATGAGTCAAGCGCTTCAAGTAATACAGTTAAACCAGTTGCGAGTGCATGGAAACGTAATAAATATGGTACTTACTACATGGAAGAAAGTGCTAGATTCACAAACGGCAATCAACCAATCACAGTAAGAAAAGTGGGGCCATTCTTATCTTGTCCAGTGGGTTATCAGTTCCAACCTGGTGGGTATTGTGATTATACAGAAGTGATGTTACAAGATGGTCATGTTTGGGTAGGATATACATGGGAGGGGCAACGTTATTACTTGCCTATTAGAACATGGAATGGTTCTGCCCCACCTAATCAGATATTAGGTGACTTATGGGGAGAAATCAGTTAG